CCCTGTTCGTTATAATTCAGACAGCTCCTTCCCATTTCTTAAGGAATCTTTTGAGTTGCCGCATCTCCGGTAGAATGTGTGGAAACTCCTTGTCTAGTTTGTAAGAATCTAATTTACCATTGTAACCATAACAATCAGCAAGTTGATCTTGTAAGAAGTCTAACTGACGTTTTGCCTCCGTAATCATTTTGTCGCCGGAGTATGTTTTGATAATTGCCTGATCTACTTCTTGTTCATTGTTATAATCAATGTCGCCCAAATAAGCATCCGCAACATCAGTGACGCAAAATTGATAATCTAAGGCATCACATTTTTTTGCGTCCTTCAGTCTTTTTAATTTATCAACTTCTGTTTGTAGTTTTTGTTTTTTCACTTTTGTCTCCTTTTTTAAAATAGTGATTTTTCTTACCTACCCCTTTATTATACACATATGTCTGGACATATCAACAATTATTTTAATTATTTTTAATAAAAATTGTATTTATTGCAGAAAAAAGGCATACTTATGGTAATTTAGGATTGATGCGCTTATGAAAAGCAAATATTTCAAACATCACGAACTAAAATGTAAATGTGGTTGTGATAAGTGTTTGATTCAAAAAGATTTTTTAGAAAAGTTAGATGATTTGAGGGAGTCTATGGATATGCCGCTTATCATTACTAGTGGGTATCGTTGTCCTGATCATAACGAAAAAGTATCTTTATCCGGGCGAAATGGCTCACATACGACTGGTCGCGCTGTCGATATTGCGGTTAATCGGAAAGATGCATATTTACTTTTGCAGTATGCTTTCCTTAAAAAATTTACAGGAATCGGGGTGGCTCAGAAAGGAGCCGCAAGATTTATTCACTTAGATGATTTAGAATCACTAGATAAAGGGGTTCGCCCTACTGTATGGAGTTATTAAAATGCTTGGAGAGGCTGTAATTGGCGTAGCCGGGAAGGTTTTAGATAAGTTTGTCGTTGACAAGGATCTGAAGCTAAAACTCGAACACGAGCTTAAAAGAGAGCTTCACGACGCAAATCTGGCGCAGATTGAAGTTAATAAAGAACAGGTCAAGCATCCTAGTTTATTTGTCTCTGGCGCACGACCAGCAATTATGTGGATATGCGCTTTGGGTTTGTTTATGTCGTTTTTCATTATGCCGCTGGCTGAGTGGATGACTGCGATATGGTATCCAGAAGTAAGCCTCCCAGACTTAAATACAGGCGAATTGATGACTTTGACGCTTTCATTGCTAGGCTTAGGTGGTCTCAGGTCTTTTGAGAAGTCTAAAGGCGTGGCAAGAGATAATTTACGCAAATGATAGAGTATCGCGGCGAAAAGTTTAGTAAGTACAACAAGCCTAAACGAACTCCGGGTAAATCAAAGAAATTTGCTGTATTAGCGAAACAAGGCGATCAAGTAAAGCTAATTCGTTTTGGCGATCCTAATATGAAGATAAAGAAGAATCAGCCAGACAGACGCAAATCATTCAGGGCTAGACATAAATGTGACTCAAGTCCACCATCAAAACTAACAGCTCGTTACTGGAGCTGTAAAAACTGGTAGGAGTAAATTATGCCGGGAAAGAGAACAACACCTAATCAAACACAAGCAAATCAGTTATTAGACAAAAGAATACGAGCGCAGTTAAGAAAAATGCTTGGCTCAACGTATACAGCGAAAGAAGGAAAAATGTTAGAAGGTGCCTTAAGAAAAGCCATGAAGAATCCAAAAAAAGCTGTTAAAACAACTCGGCGTGGAACAAGAAGATAAATGAAAAAGCAAGTTCAAGCACCTCAAGGTTTTCATTGGATGAAACATGGAAAGGGTTTCAAGTTGATGAAAGACCCCGCTGGAGGCTTTGTCAAACACGCCGGAGCAAGTAAGAAAGTTCCTTTCGAGGTTCAAAAGGTTCATAAGAGTGCCCGTAAGAAAAGTTAAAGGCGGTTACAAGTACGGTAAAACAGGTAAAGTTTACCGTTCTAAAAAGAAAGCTGAGAGGCAAGGGCAAGCTATCGAAGCAAGTAAACGACGGCGTAAAAAATGAAAAAATTCAGAAGGGTTGCTAAAACTAAAAAAGGAACGCCGAAAAAATATTTATCCGGTGCAAAGAATCCAGCGGCTAAAGAAAAAGAGATAAGAGAAACCGCTGAGAAATATAAACGTGGTGAATACATAAATATTAAAGAGGTAAGTAGAAGTCGTGCCAACCAAAGCAAAACCAAAACGAAGTCGCAAACCGCTAAGCGCAAAAACAAAAGCCGCACTCAAAAAAAAAGCAGATAATAGTCGTTTTACCTACGGTCAATTAGCTGACGTATATCGTAAAGGACAAGGTGCATACTTAAGCTCTGGCAGTAAAAACGTCCCGATGGAGGCATGGGCTATGGGAAGGGTAAACAGTTTTATCACTGGCAAGGGTGGAGCTAGAAAAGCAGATAAAGCAATTTATGCTCGCACCAAAAAAGCATGAAAAAAAGTGTTGAGCTTGCTCTTAAAATTTTACAAGGATTAGATGTAGGAGATAAACATCCTATACAAAGCTACGCCCAGAACTTTGCTTTCGAAGCGGCAATGAAAGAAGCTAATAAAACAACCAAATCATTTGATTTGCATTTTGATTATGAAAAGGCGCAAGTAAACGTAGAAAGGTTGAAATAGTCTATTTTCGGTAACGAATTGCTATTAATAGAGATATTTTTAAATTTAAATTAGACGTAATAAAAGGGCAGAGTATGCCAAATAATAAATTTGTACCAACGAACGAGCAAAGAAAAACAGTGAAAAAAATGGCTGAGGTTGGAATACCTGTAGACCAGATTTGTAAATGTATCATCAATCCAAACACTTCTAATCCAATATCTAAGCAAACTATGTATGATAATTTCAGGCATGAGTTAGAAACAGGTATGATTCAAGCTAACACATCGGTTGCACAGTCACTGCACCAACAAGCAGTTGGTGGTAACGTATCGGCTGGTATATGGTGGACTAAAGCAAGGATGGGATGGTCTGAAACAAAAAACCACGAGATAGATGGTGCGGTGAATATTAATTTATCTTGGGATGAAATGCCGGAAGATCATTAGGAAAAATAACATTGAATCCATTTACTGAAAATATTAGCAATCGTCTAGCCATGATGAATCCAAGCCAGACAAACCAGCCAAATACTGCACAAGCAAGGATTGGTCGTGGATTACAAAATTATCTAAGTGTTTTAAGAAAAACTTTTCCTCCAACTAATCCTTATGGTCAGGCACTTGAGGATTTCTTTCTAAGTGGACTGGAGGATATGTCAGGACAAATGGCAATAGGTAATCCGAGGGCAGTTGTAGGAGTTCCACCACAAACAGGGTTAGGACTTGCACTCAATTTATTTGGCGTACCTTTGGTAAATACCTCCGTCTTAGATTTAGCTGACATTACGCCACTAGGAACAGCAACAAAAGCGGCAACTGGGGTAGCAAATCTTGTTGCACCAGCTTTAGCTGGATTAGGAGTTTATGGAGTTAATCGACAACTAAAAAACTTATTAGACATTGATGACAGCACCACAGCAGAAAATGTCGTAGAGGCAATGGATCAAGGAATATTAGGAGCAAGATTAGCAACTGATCCAGAAACAAACGTTATGATGACGACACCAGATGAAACGGCTGGCGCAAAACAGTTGAGTCTAAAGGCACCGCAGTTTCAGTTTGATCCTCCTGACGAATTAGGCTTTCGGTCAACTGTTAAAGATGTTTTAAAAGCTGATAACTTTCCGAACAGCGGCACACCGGAACAAATAGAAGCGGCATTTGGGCAAAAGGGTGGCTTGCCGCAAGCAACGTTAAATCAAATCGGGAATCGACAGGTTGATGAGGAAGAGTTAAAATTTTTAGGCATTACTGATCTAATTGAAGATGCTAAAGTAAATAATAGAAAAGTTACAAAAGAAGATATAAATAATGCAATTGCTAGGAATGAGCATCAATATAATTTTAGAGAAGAAATATTAGATACTGCTCCGGAAGATGCCTTTGAAGCAAATGTAGCAGAGCCAAGAATTTTAAGCTATGAAGAGACTTACGGTGCAGACAATCTTGATGCTGACATAGAAGATTTTGTCAAACACAATTTTTCAGAAGAATTATCGGATCTTGAAGAAAAATTTGATTTAGAAGAAATTGATATAAGTGAATATGATGATGAAGTAGCAAGATTATATAACAATGCAGAAGCAAACATTTTAGAATCGTATAATGATGATCCAGTAACAATAACTCGATTACTTGATAATAATGGCGAAGATCTTCCGCTATATATCATAGGAAGTGAGGGAACAGGATATAATATTAGGAGAGGCGGCGATAGATTTGATGAGAGTGAAACTATCGGAGATGTTTACTATTCTTATAATGAAGCAGAAGTACAATTAAGAAACTTAGGTTATGACACTTATGATGTTGATGTTCTTGGTGGTCAACAATATCGTGATTATATCATTGAAGAGGATATTGGGGCTGGTGGAGATCAATTAGATAATTATAGAGAAATAGTTGTACGCTTACCTTACGAGGCTGGGGGAAATATTGGTAATCATTATGGCGATGATGTAGCTTATCATTATAGGGTTTCAGATAGAGATTTAGATGGGGAAAATGTTTTATTTGTGCATGAAATTCAAAGCGACTATGCCCAAACTGGTGCTGGTAGGAAACCTCGATTAAAAGTTTTTGATGATGATGAAGCGGAGTTTGGTGGTTATAAACAGATTCTTAATTTATTAAATACTGATTATGGGATAACTAAAGGTCAGTTAAAATTAGGTTTGAGCAGATTCAATAGCGAAGAGGCTAATTCAGCAAGAAAACAGATTATTGACAAATTATTTGATGTAGAAAAAGATATTGGCGATAAAATTCTTGGAAAATATTTTGATGATATTCCTGACAATATTGCTCCCGATGAAACCTTAATTGAAAGTTCAACTTTAGCAATGCAAGCTGATTTGAGAGCTGTCCAAAAAGATAGTATAGAAGCGCAACCTTTAGTTGCTGGTAAAGAAAAGTGGACACAACACGCAGTAAAAAACCTTATAACAAAAATGGTTAGAGAGGATTATCCTAAAATCGTTTTTACATCAGGAAAAAATCAAGCAGACTATTGGAGAACACCGGGTCTTGCACAATACTATGATGTAAATTTACCAAATCAAGTTAAGAAAATCCTAAAAGGAATTGACAAGGAAGCGGTAGAAATCAAAACTTTAGGTGATGAAGATGCAAAACATATAATCATCAACAACACGCAAAAGATAAAAGATTTTATTGAAGGCAAGTTAGATGTGCCGCAAGGTTTTGGAATTAGTGCTGTAGCTCCGGTTGTAGGTTCAGGACTGTTATCGATGCCTCAAGAAAACCAAACAGAACAAAATATTACAGGCGGTCTTTTAACTTAAAATGGGGATAGAATATAGAATACTTTTTAGTAGGGAAAATCCTTCCCCTCATTATGTAAAACTTTTAAACGAATATAAAAAGATGCATGAAGGCGGCAAGGTTTTTGACGGAAGATCATTGCATAACTGGATTGATATTCTTGATGACTTATTGCAGAAACATTCTTGTAAAACGTTATTAGATTATGGTTCGGGTCAAGGTAAATTATATACAGATGATTTTTATACTTTAACTGACAAAATTAAATGCAAGATTCAAGACCATTGGGGATTAGATGAGGTTCAACTATATGAACCAGCAATAAAAGAGTTTGAGGTATTACCTGACAAGAAATTTGATGCAGTTATTTGTACAGATGTGTTAGAACACATACCAAAGGCTGATTTGGGGTGGGTTATAGAGGAAATGTTTGCGAGAGCAGATAAATTATTATTTTTAAATATAGCAACCTATCCGGCTTTAAAAACTTTTGTAGATGGAACAAATGTTCATGTATCATTATTCCCGGTAAAAGACTGGTTAAGTTTCATTGAAAGGATACATAATCGTTATCCAAATTTAACAGTCGAAGTTTATTTTGATGAATACAAGGACTTTGAAGTTTTGACAAGTGGGTACAAACTGGAGGGCAGAGATGCCAGAAATAAAAATACCTTATCGTCCGAGACCGCTACAGCTCAAAGCGCATAAAAGAGTTGAGCGATTTGCTTTATTAAGTTGTCATCGACGGTTTGGAAAAACAGTTTTCGCTATAAACGAATTAATTAGAGCCAGTGTTACTTGTAAGAATCGTAGTCCTAGATTTGCATATTTAGCGCCACTATATAGACAAGCTAAAGCGGTGGCGTGGGATATGCTCAAATATTACTCGCGGCCTATACCGGGTATGCAATATAATGAGGCCGAGCTTCGTGCAGACTTTCCAAACGGTGCGAGGATATCTTTGCATGGCGGTGATAACCCAGATCATCTTCGGGGTTTAGGATTTGATGGCGTTGTGATGGATGAGTACGGTCAAATGTCATCTAGACTATGGGCTGAGGTCGTTAGACCGAGTTTAGTTGATCGACAAGGTTGGGGTGTCTTTATTGGTACGCCTAAAGGATATAATAGCTTTTACGATTTATATGAAGCGGCCAAAAAGGATCAGGATTGGTATGTAGCCATTCATCGAGCGAGTGAGACAGGCTATGTAAATCAAGATGAGCTTGATGCCGCAAAAAAACAAATGTCTGAAGAGCAATACAATCAAGAGTTTGAGTGTTCTTGGACTGCCGCAATACAAGGTAGTTATTATGGACGTTTGTTAGAGGAAGCGCAGAAAGAACAAAGGATTAGTAAAATAAATCATGATCCCGGACTCT